ACTTTCCTCCCAAATCCAAAATGCCATCAATGAAAAACAAATCCAAAAAGTCTGAACTCGACCTGCTAATCGAAGCCGTCTACGAAGGTTCACGCATCAAGCCGGACATCGTTCCTGTCGGCTGGCACACCCCTGCGCAGATAGCCGAAAAGAAGAACATCTCCGTCTGGACCGCCAAAAGACTCTGCCAACTTGCCGTCAAGAACGGGAAGGCGGAAGAAAAGACCTTCCGTGTGCAGGACGACCACCAGCACATCCAGAGAATCAAGCACTACAAGGTAATCTGAACATGGACACCTCCGGAATCAGCAGACTCGGCTTCGAGTCGTGGGCAAGCAACATCATGGTCAACGCAATCGAGGATTACGTCGTTCCTTGCGGAGCAGGCGGTGAAGGCAACGTCTCACATACTGGAAAGGATTTCTCCATGCACATGGACTGGGACAGGGACAACATCAACTGTTCCGTCCGTGCTTGGACTGAATCTAACGGATGGCAGGAGTATTCGCACTCCATCAAGAGAAAGGCATCTCCGCCTCCCTGTGGTGCAGTAGGAGACGGAGACTAACGGAGGCGAACCCCAAAGGGTCAACGACAAACCCAGACCACATTCACCACCGATGGATAGTAAGTTAGCGGTCCAAGGTCTTTTGTCCAGTAAAAAATCTGTCCCGAACGAACCGCCAGATAGAAAATGTAATTGCGGCTCCGACATTGACTATGACAAGTGCTCCTGTGCCCAAGAGAACCCAAGAGTAAACCTCGGACTCGAAGACCCAAGCGGAGGAGGCACAAAGCATCCCGCCGGCAACCATTATCGCACCCGCTATCTTCTTTGGCGTAAAGGCCGCTACAAGGACACCTACGGCTATAAGCCCTACGCCAAGACTTGTGACATACCAGATGCTCTTGTCTTTCGTGGCTTGTTTGGCAAGAGCGACGGCTTTTTCCTCGGCGGCCTTTGCATCACTCAACTTCTTGTCAAGAGCCGCAACCTTGGTGTAAAGTTCGGAGGTTTCCTTATCAACTTTTACGGCTTCGGCCTTATCTTTGGCGGCTGCCTTGGAATCGTTGTTGGCGATTGTTCTCCTGTGTTCTTCAAGTTTGGCAACACTCGGTTCCTTGACACCAGAGAGGCGGACGACCTGGGCCTCTAGCACCTTTGTCTTGATGTCATCCGGGGGAAGTTTCTCACTTACGGCGAGAACTCCCGCTGCGGAGTCGCTTGCCACGCCTTCCAACTTCTCGATGTATGCGTCCTTTGCGTCGTTCTGAGGGGGAAGGTTCTCCTCCCCTTTGAACCAACTGCTGACTGTTTGACAGCCACAGAGAGCCAGGGCCACCAACGCGATGTATTTTCTCATTTGGAGTTCTTTTTGGCATTTTCTTCCTGCTTTTTCTTTTCTTCTCTGGCCTTTCTTGCCTGTTCAAGACTCTTTTGGCTTTCAAGAAACTTGCCTCTATATCTCAGGTTTCCAGCGGTTCCAAAACTTCCAAGAGAACCAGCATTATGAAGCATCGCCAATTCAGTGGCATCAGGTTCTCTTCCATATTTTCCTTTAAATCTTCCAGCAAGCCAAGGCATGACAGTTCCGACAATTTCCTCTGATTTTTTGGTGTTTTTTCTGTCATCCATATTAAACAATGGAAGTTCAGGAAGTTTCTCTTTTCTCAACCTAGCGTTTTCCTGTTTCCTCAGTTCGTTGGCCTGCTGGACATAAATAGGCCAAATCTGATAAGGCCCAACCGCTTTTCCACTGTCTCCAACGGCTGCTTCTCTTTCAGCATCCGTCATTTCTCTTGGGCCAGATTCATGCCATCTTAGACCCTCTAGCCAATCTGAATTCTTCCAAAGTGGAATCGGAACATCTGCTTTTGGCTGTGCAGTTGGCTGTGCAGTCGGAACTCCAAGTTTTTGAAGTTTCAACTCAGCCGCCATAGGGTTCAGAAATGCAAGTGAATCATCCATGATTTGATAGTTTGGATAGGAATTTGACCCTGACAAACTCAAAGAGTTCAGGGGCGAAAGAACCAGAAACAGCGCAAAGCACCGACTTATACATCTCGGAAATGTCAAGTTCATAGGCTGCAAAATGCACAAGTATGCCCACAATGGAAGCAGCAAATATCTTGCGACCCCACACGAACACGGCGAACTTCTCATTGGTAAACACAAGCCGCGCTATCATTCCCAAGGCGGCAAGCACGCCCATCAGCCATCCGGCCCTCTTGAATTCCTCAACAATCTGAGAATATGCATCCTGTTCGCTCATCGGCTCGGGGGAACCCTGGTGGGGCTTCTAGGCGGTGCGTATCTCTTGAGAAGGCCGACCCTGTTCTCTTCATCGCTTTTCTCCTTTTTTGCGGCTTCTGCGGTCTCTTGCCTGACGGCTTCCATGACCACCTCAGTTCTGGTCTTTTTGAGGCCAAGAGCGTCGTCGTTCGCTATGTCAGAAGCGTCCTCGATGTTGTATGCCTCTCCGATGAGTTTTCCAGACGGGTTAAACACGAAGAACAAGTTCTTCTGGGAACGGACACCAGTGACCCTTTCGTGAACAGAAGTGAACTCAACCTTGACACCGAACGGCTCTCTCGGGCGCTTGTATGACACGGAATGGATGTAGTATCCGTAGTTGTTCGTAAAGGCCTCGGTTTCAACCGACTCCTTTGCGGCACGGAGAAGCCCTCTCATGTGGGCAAGTGCGTTTGCCAACTGAACACCCTCCCTGTTCGGGTCAGGAATGACATCAGGTGCGGCGTTCTTCTCAGCAAACTTAACCTGGTCTCTTTCGATGGTCTTCAGCCAGTTTGAGAATCTGATGAACTGTTCACGCTTTCCAGACAGGTCACGTGCCTCCTGTTCTGCGGCAAGTTGCTGGACTGTCTTGCCAGTCTCGTCCCATACCTTCTGGGCTTCATAATTTAGCGAAGCCCTGTTGAATTCCTGTTGCATGTATTCCCACGTGGCGTTGGTCATCCAGTTCGGCTTGGACGGAGGGAGTTGGGTCGGCTGTGCCGCCCTCTTGTCCTTCAAGGGTCTGCCTCTTTCAAGTTCATTCTCGTTTCTCAGTCTGGCGGACTCCTGTTCGAACGTCTCCATCTGAGGGGCGAGGGCTCTTTCAAACAAGAAGCCGAACTCGCCCTTCTTCATGGCTTCGGCACGATAGTTCTGAATCCACTCAATGACGAGTCTCTGGTTGTTGGGGTCAGCAACAACATCCTTGCCAAGTTGTTTCTGCATCAGTTCGGTGATGGCGTTAGCATAGGACGCATCAAACATGTTGGTCAGATGCTTCTTGAAAGCCCAATAGACCGGCTGATTGGCGGCGTATCTCTGCTGGACCACTGTTCCGTCAATTGACTTAACTCTGACCCATTCCATGATTCCGCGCTCTTCAAGTTTGCGGTGCTCTTCCTTTCTCAGAATCACTTCGACCGCATTGCTTTCAATGGCGTTCTTGATGTGAGCCTGCAATTCAGCGACATTTGCACCCTCAACGCCCTTCTCGGAAAACTTCAGCGAGATGCCGGTGGAAACTAGCATGTTCTGGGAAGTCTCGTGCAGACTCCACTTGCCCGTTCCCTTGTTATACACGACCCTCCACTGGCCGTCATTTGACACGAATTCACTTCTTTTACCAAGCCACATCTCAGTTCCGCTGGGAAGGAATCCTGCGTCGCTCATGTCCGCTTCAAACTTGTTGTTGATGCTCGGAACCTTGTTCAGAGGATTTGCGGCATTGTGCTTTTCTGCGGCATCGTATGCGTCCTTCTTGAACTCAAACTCTCCGGGAATGATTTTCCCTTCGCTGTCAAAGACGACCCACTTCATCGCACCCTTGTATGCGGCTGACTTCTTGGTGGCATCACGAAGCAGGAAGGCCCTGTATCCAGACAGATGCTGCTGGCCTTCGACGATTGACCAACCCTGCATGTTGTTGGCGGAAGTGATGTCAGAGACCTCATTGACACGCAGCGAGGTCCACGCCTGAGCCCTGGCGTAATTTGCTGTTCCCCAAAGACGGGTATATGCAGTCCAAGGAATGACAGTGTTTGTTCCGTCTGCGTTCTTCATTTGAGTCAATTCCCCGACGATTCTATCGAAGCGGACTTTCTCAAAAATCATTCTGGTATCCCACATCGGGCTGGCACCGACTTCATTCGGGTGCATCGCATTGAGTTCAGCAAAAAATCTTCTGCTGTCGTCAATCTTGGCATCCTTGAACTTTTCCTTCAGTTCATTGTATCTTCTCTTTTCAGACTCAGTAAGAAGGGCCTTCTTCCAGGTTTCTGAAGCGGGGTCCCAGTATCTGTCAAGTCTGGTAAGTTCGGACAGTTCGTTGTCTGGGAATCCGATGATTCTCAGGACTACATCAGCCATTCTCATCGCAGCGGCTTCGTTTCCGCCGTTCATTTCAAGCAACGCCTGCCAAGTCCTCTGGGGAGGGAACTGTGCGGTCTTGGTTCTTGGATTATAAGGTCCTCCGTCTGCGAAGTTGCGAAGGGTGATGTTGACGGCCTTGGTGAGATTTGCGAAGTTTCCATTGAACATGGAGTGCATCTCCTTGTGAGTCCAGTTATACTTGGCTCCGTCAGAACCGATTAGGTTTCCATCCCATCCGTCACGGAGTCTCCTGTCAAGATTGTCAATGTTGATAATCCATCCATACATCGAATCCCTTGCTCCGCCAAGTTCTCCAGTGGTTTCTCCGTCCTTTACCTTTTCAATCGGCTTTCCGTCCTTGTCCAAGAATGACTGCTCAACAGAAAACCCGATGAACGCTGCTCTTCTCAAAGAAGGAGACAGATTCCTTGCGTTGACCTTTGCGGTCGTTCCTGGGCCAACGCCCGTCGTCACGCCTTGGTATTCGAACGTGAATATTGGAAGATAACCAGCCGTCTGTTCAACGATGTTCTCGTTGTCAAAAATGTCGGACCTTGCAACGGACTCGAGTGCGATGGCGATGTTCTTTAGAACTTCGGGATTGATGCGATACGGTCCGACCTTGGCATTTCTGTTCATCCATTCCATGTATTTCTCGTGACCAACCTCGCTGTAATTGGGAGTTTGCAGGTCGCCTTCAACTTCACGTGAAACCTTGGTGAGATAGTCAAGAATCTTCTTGGCCTGAGCCCTGTTGGGAGCGCCGACCAACTTGATGTGACCAGATGCGTTTCTGTAAGGAGTCAATCCGAACATCTCCCCCTTGTCATTTATTTCAACGGCATACTTGAGGAAGTCCTCAATCGGCTTGTTCTCAGCATAAAACAGGTCACGAACACGTCCCTTGAACTTGTGTCCGTCTCCAATCCAATGCCTTCTTCCAGTGGCAAGAGCCCACATTACTCTTCTTCTTGCTGCTTCTGGAACGTCAAGGTCCTGTTCCTTCTCAATGAGTTCCCAATGCAGGTTGTCCTGCGGAGTGATTCTTCCGGGAATTGCTCTCGTCAAGGCAACGGTTTCTTCGACGCTTCTGATGAGCGACGGATGGATGGGGATGGGCTGACCGGTCCTTTCGTCCCAAATCTGACCAGACCAGAACTTCATCGGGTCTGGAGATAAGTTCTTGTTGTCACGAAGGCCCGATGCATACGCAAGTTGCACGTATCTGTTCTGGGCAAGTCTGTCTGCAATGCCTCCAGCGCCGAAAATGTCCAGGAACTTGAATACGTTCCTTACGTCTGCTTCAATCTTGTCAAGTTCCGCAACCAAGGCGGGGTCGTCAATGCCGCTATAAAGCGGGTCTCTCAAGCCCGACTTATCCATCAGTTTCATGGCTTTCTCTGCAGTTCCTTCCATGAGGAAGTCCATCGCCGTCGCCTCACCAGACACGAACTTCAGATAACGCTTCCATCTCGGATTTCCAGCAAGAATAGGCGAAGTTTCAACTCCTCCAATAATTGTAGAACCAGACGCAGCCGACCTTCTCGCTTGAGGATTGTTAAGCATCATTCTCTGAACGTGAACCTGACCGAACAGTTCCATCAGAGCGTCATTAAGGAATCTGAAGTCGGCCTTGTTTCTCTTCCACATTCTCTTGCCATGCTCAAATCTGGCAAGATAAGCGGCCTTGTCAGCGGGGTCCAGTCCTTCCGCATAGTCCTTTACGAACATGTCCAGAAGGGCGATGTTCTTCTCAATGTCACCCGTGATTGACGGCTTTTCGGTCATCGTCCACTCATTGTGCTCATTAAGAACCCACTTTCCGAACAACGCATTGGTGAACATGACACGACCGGGGGCGGCAGCATCAGACATCCAGAGAATGTGAGAAAGTTCTTCTCCGATTACGGCCATACCCCCCGCCTCTCTTCTGGCAGGGTCGGCCATTTTGATGAAATAGTCCTTGTCAATGAGAATGGTGGTCTTGATGGTCATGTTTCCATCAGCATCCTTGACTGGCGATTCAAACATCGTAACGCCTTTCTTCTTGTAGACGACTTCTCCGTTGGAAAGCGTCCTTACCTCTCCGTCTCTGAACGTAGCAACGGAAGGAGTTCTATCAATCTTGTCCGCTTCTGCCTGCAATTCTCCGAGTCTTTTGTTGAGTTTTTCAACGGCGGTGTTGTTCGTGATTCTGATGGAATTCATCTTCCTGTAATCCGCCTTGAAAGCGTCAATGCGCTTGATTTGGTCTGCAGAAAGTCCGACGATGGGGACGCTTTTTCCTTCCTTGTCATAACCAATGATAGTTCCGTCTTCCCTTGCCTCCATTCGAACGATGTCAAGACCAAGTTCCTTAGCCAATGCTTCCTGTGCCTGAATAACTTCAGCAAGGTTTTCATTGGTCATTTTGTTCAACTGATTAATCTTGGTTGTAATGTCATTGACCTCAGTGGTGATTACGCCTCTTCTATACTGAAGAGCAACGCTGTCTCTGTGCTGTTGCAGAAGTTTGTCGGCATACGCCTTTGCCTCATCACCCTTGAGTCCCTGTTGAGCAGCGACAGTCAAGAACTGGTCACGCATGGCAAGCGCAAGTTCAGGGTCGTTCATGAAGTCCTGCGCTGAATAGAGAGAAGTGGCGGAAGTAATGACTTCAGACGGAAGATACCTGACCTGTCCGTTCGTATGGAATGACCTTGCAAGCAGTGAAATTGACTGAGCAAACCATATGTCAGCGTCAGCACCAGGATGCTTTTTCAGAACGCCAACGCCCTTGGTGGCCTTAACTTCGTCCCTTTTGGCGGCAAGGGCCATGATGATTTCAGTGACAGCCCTTCTCTGGTCAGGTGCCATCTCAGCCATGCGATTGCCAATTTCAATCAAGTCAAGATTGGTTCTTTCGTTGACTCCGTAGGTTTCGGAGAAGTTTCTCAAAAAAGACCTATGGGCAAGGTTGAGACTCTTGAATCCATAACTGTAACCGGTGGCAGCACCAATCATGTGCGTATCCGAAAGATACAGCAGGCCTTCATTGAAGGTTGCTGAACGGAACCCATTGGCAAGATTTGCAACGCCCATTCCAAATCCGTTTGAAAAAAGTGCGTGTCCAAGGGCAGCAAAATTCTGCTTGGCAGCAAGTCTTTCAACCTCGGTTTCAAGTGCGGCAATGTCCTTTCTTGGAACGGTCTTGCCTTCAAGCATCTTCATTCTTCTGAGTTCTTCAATCTTGCTGGCAAGGGTCTTGCCATACATCTCTTTCATCTTCCTAAGTCCAGAAGCAAAGTTCTCGGAAGGGATTGCAGAAACCTTCAGCCAGTCGGACATGAAATCAGCCACATAATCACCATAGCCAAACAAGTTCATCAACGAAAAGATTCTACGGCCTTCATTCCACTGTCTGTATGCGGTGGAACCGGCGGTGATGTTCATTGACGCTTCTGGGACTGTTTCAGAACCAAGTCTGATGATGTTGCCAACTTCAGCGGCACTCGGAGGGTGCACGTCTTTTACTCGAGCAAATACCGAATCAACCGCATCCTGAATGGTTCTGGCAGCCCTTGCCATTCCTTTAAGTTCTCTAACAATGCCTTTGGACGACATGAAGGCCTCAAGAGACTCAAACTTTTCCCATCCAACAAGGTCATCCTTGCTGAAACGCTTCCATGAATCTCCAACCTCCTTGAACAACTTGTCCATTCTGGATTTAGGAATCTCAGGAAGGGCGGAAGTGGCAGACCTTGAAAGGTCGCCCATTCTGGCCCTGTTGTAAATCTGCATGTCGGTCGCATTTTCCCAACCTGCCTTTGGCTCTGCCTCTGCCAACTGCTTGCGAATCATCGAAATCGTCTCGTTTGTGTCTGCGGTGTATCTGACCTTTCTGCTTTCCTTGACGACATCAATCAACTGCTTTCTGACCTTGTTGGTGTTGGCAAGTCTTTCGAGAATGGACTTTCTCGTTGCATCAATAAGCCCAGGAGAAACTGCCTCAACTGTTCCAGTTACGGGATTGAGATATTTTGCGTTCCCTGACATGATTGCTTCAATTGCAGCATAGTCATCAATGACGGTTCCGCCTTCTTTTGCGACGGCCTTTACGCCGTCAATTACAGTTCTTACTTCACTGGGAAGTTCTACTGCATTTCTAACAATCTGAGCAGCAATGGCGGACGCTTTTTCTGCTTCGGCGGCAGCAACGGCAGCGCCACTTCTGGCGGCACCGAAGGTCTCTCCTCCAGTCGTTCTGATTAGACCCTTTAAAACGCCCCTTCCAAGGGCAGAAGCAACAAAAATGTCAGCCCACATTCCAGTGTTCTGCATGACACTCCTATCCTTTAACCCCTCTGCAATATCAGTTGGAAGGCTGTTGATTAGAGGAGTTCCGTTGATTAGCCAAGAACGATGCATCGCCTGGAAGTCTGCGGAGGCGTTTAGATAACGCATCCTGCCCTTTATTGAAGCGTCATCCCATCCGTTTGCTTGACCGGTGATTTGATAGTAAGCGGCAAGTTGAGTTCCACCCGCAGCAGTAAGAAGCGATTGAGGGTCTGTCGAAGTCAGAAGATTTCCCCATCCAGCGGTGGCTGTAAGAATAGCGTCCAAGTTGGACATGAGGGCATTAAGTCCATGAGGGTCTTCAACAATTGCTTTTTTTTCAACGAGACTTCTGTAAAGCCCCATCACTTTGTTTACTTGAGCCATTCCGATTTCCTTGCCTTTAGTCGGGTCAAGAAGGTCAAACTCAGTGTTCTCCATGGCCTTTTCGTCCATATCGAACTTTCCTGCAAACTTAAGAAGTTGGGTGTCAATGTCAGAGGACATGAGTTCTCCTTTTGCATGCATGTCCAGCATCTTCTGGAATTCCACAAGGAATTCGTTCTTCAACTTAAGTCTCTCTCCCGTCGCATCTCTGTATAGAGGTGCCCAATCCCATTCAGGAGTTATAGTGGCCTCAACCGACGTGACTACGCTTCCAACAACTGAACCAATCAAATGGGCGAACGAGTCTTGGAACCTCATGAAAACCTCCGAGAATTCAACGGATTCTGAGGCTTCCAAAGCAGCCCTTAGCATCTTTACGTCATGTGGATTTCCGGGATTTAGTCTGTATCCCTGTGCAAGCATCTGCTGAAGTTCAAACGGAAGAAGGTTTTTCGTTTTTCCTTCTCGAAGACGACTCATCCAAATCTTGTCATAGACGCTAGTTCCAAAATGGTTGGAATATTTGTCCTTTGCATTTTTGACAAAAAACTTCACCTCTTCTTCATCCTTAAGATAACCCTGTTCCAAAAGAGAAGCAGCAAACGTTTGAGGATAGTGCGTGACTTCCGGATTGTTATCAATGAAAGCGTCAACGCCCTTTCTTTTCATTCTTTCAAAAAGAAAATCCGCCTTGTCCCTTTCTCTGTTGATTCCGCTTATGATTTCAGCGCGGGTTTTTCCTCTTTGAGTCATCCATGAGACATAAGGATGGAGTTTGGGCGGGTCATAAGCAGCCGTTCCCTCCATCTGCACTCTCCTTGCACTATTTTCTATCCTATGTGTTTCGTTATACTGAGCAACGTCCTTCTGCCACTTTTCGTAAAGTGCCACGCCCCTGTCAAATGCAGTAACAAGACCTTTCGTGTCAGGGTGATTGACGAAATTCTGAACAAGTGCGTAATTCTGAGGAGTTCCAAGGATGGTATCCTCGTTCTCAAGAAACTTATCTTCGGGGACGTTCTGAAGAAACGCCGGCCTTCTTTCTTGATTTGTCTGTTCAGCAACAGCCCCGACAACGGGTTCTGTGGCAGGATTAGAAGACGGACTTGAAGCCATTTAAAAAGTCAAACAATGGATTGCCCCTTTGCAAGCATTAACGCCTTCTCTTCGGAGGCTGATTGTTGAAGTCTCTCTGAACTTCTCCAAGCATCGCTTCATAAGCCATCTGTCCTGCCGAAGCATTCTGCCTGTCAAACGGGTCGGTCTGAATTCCCTTCCACTGACGAGAGCCATTGTCAACAATTCCAGTGTATTTGTTGATAAGTTCCCTAGTGATTGGACGACCAAGAACGTTTTTATATTGCTTGTTATAAGCATCAATGGCGGCATCAGTAAGTTCTCCAAGTCCATTCTGCCTCATGATTCTTGCATGATTCAACATGGAAAGAAGAGCGATAGTCCTAAGTCTATGAATGGAAAAGTCATTGAAAGTAAATACAGTTCCAGGATTGGGAATTGCCGAAAGAAGCATCTGCTGTTCAAAGTTAGAAGGATTACCGCCACCGGTAATCGGCTTTCTAAGAGCCGCCATGATGGTGAACACGTCGCCCTCTCCAGCGGCAACATTCGGGTCAAACCACTTCTTTGCAAAAGTCTGAAGTGCTGCGTCTCCGTCAAGGTCATAGAACTCCTGAGCAAGCCTGTTAAGCGGAGCAATCATCTTTCCGTGTTCTCTCTGCTCGTCTTCAGCAACCTTCAGATTTTCCAGGGTCGGCAAGTCGAGTTCGGCGGTCATGTTGCCGAAGTCCATGTAGTTTCTGCCTCTTGAAACCCATTCAAGATACTCATAAGGGCTAGCCATGATTGCCTGACCTCTTGAGTTCATGATTTCAGTCTTAGGGAATCTGGCAATTCCCGGAGGAATCCATCCCTGGAACTGATTCGGGTCCATGACCCATCTCTTCTTGTTGATGTCAAATTCCTTGACCGCCTCATTGGACTGTCTTTCAAGACTCAACTGCTGAGTGATTGATTCACCAATGGCCTTGTTAGCCTCGATTTCGGTAAGTCTGGCTTCCTGCTGTGCCTTGGCCTGTGCGACCCTTCTGGCATGATTCTCACCTTCTCTGGTAAGAACCTGATGTCTGGCTCGAAGACGATTGGCTTCCTTCTCATGCCTTTCATATCCGCTTGTTCCGGGCCTGAGCATGCTGAGCATTTCGTCAACTTTCCTAAGTCTGTCCATAATGGACCTTCTTTCTGCCTCAAACGGGTCAGGACCGATGCTGTCAACCGTATCACCGGCCTGTTTCTTCGACAATTCAATGACCTTTTCTGCGGCTTTGGTCGCCTCTCTTTGAAGGCTGGGAAGTGAAGACTGCTGTCTGACGTTCGGTTCAGAAGTGAACTGGCCTTCAACAAGATACCTGTCAGGGTTCATCCTGTATCTTCTTCTGAAAGCGTCATTGAAACGAAGCGTGTATTCGTCATTCATTCCATTGGCATCTCTGGTCAACAAGGCCCAGGCCTGTTGGATGGAATACGAATGAGTCTGGCTCTTGTCGGCATTGATGCGGTCGTTTGCATCCTTCATCTCCTCTGGATTTGGAGCAACCCCAAGATGAAGATCGTTGTCCAGAATGAATTTCAACGTGTGCAACTGCCTGAATCTCTTTGCGTTTTCTTCACGAAGGGCGGGATTTTCAACGATGGTCGGAGAAATCATTGAATCATCTGCATGAATTCTGAACTGTCCAGTTCCAGGAACGTCACCGGGTTCAAACTGAAGTTCGCCAACAATCTGACCATTGTTCTTGTTTCTGATGTTGGGCTTAAGAACGACTTCGTATCCGAAGTCAGACCTGTAATAGTCGGGCTTGTTTTCAACCCTGGTGCTCGGTCTTCCGTCAACGGTCGCGCTAGAGCCAGGGCTCTGCACTGGTGCAGGAACATCCGCAAGGATTCTCGTGAAAGCCTTGGTCGCTACCGGGATGCCAGACCTGCGAAGTTCGTTGCCACTTACGCCCCCTTCTGCACCCTTAGTAGCAGCGGGGGCTTCAGAAGGGTTTGGAGGAACGGGTTTAATAGTTCCTTCAGGCGGAACAAAATACGGATTTCTAATGAGAGGAGGAATACGCCTGTAAGCACCATGGGCTTCCATGAGTTCACGGTTCGGAGCACCTCCAAGACCGGAAGAGTTGGGCCCCATGCTCTGCTCAATGTATTTTCCAACGCCTCTGGTAATCGCTCCAAGTTGCGACCTGACGGTATTGAGTTCTTCAGCAATCTGAGCCTTCTTGGTGGGGTCCGTTTCCTTTTCAAGAGCAGGAATCAAGTCTGATTCCCTGTCTTGAAGCATTTTTGCGGCAACACTAAAACGATTCCATTCGGCATCTTTTGCCTTAAGGTCTGCATCAGTGCTATACTTAGCCCACTCCATGTTCAACTTGTTGGCTTCATTGTCAGCCTTCTTTCCAGCAACTTCCGTGGACTTCTTGCTGGCTTCAATTTCCTGCTCCTTGAGTTTCATCTCAGAGTCCTTCATAAACATGTTGGCGATATTAGCGCCCATGCTTGCATACATATTGGCTTCCTGTGCGGCAGATTCCATATATCCGGCGGGAATCGGAGACATGTTCATGCCAGCGTATCTGGCAAACATACCGCCCTGTTGAGGTTGATTAGGCATGATTGGTAATGATTGAGGTTAGTCTGGATTCGTAACGCTTGATGGCAAAGTCCATCGCCTTGCGGACAACCCACTTGATTAGAGGCTTGTCAGAGATGAACTTGGAGAAATCTTCGCCATGCTTTGCATAAAGGTCAAACAGCCAGTCAGGAGAATCAACAAACAGGTATTCTCTGAACTGAAGCCACTTCGGATTGTTCTCTCCGTAAACTTCACGTGCAACCCAGCAGAACTTTGTAATCAATGCTGCTCCAAGCGTGGCGATTCCGGACATCGCACCGGCACTTCTGGTGGCGGCGGCTTGGTCAGCAGCCATCTGGCCCTGCATTCTGGAGGTTCTCAGGTCGGACATATACTGAGATTCGGGCTGAAGCGTTCTAGGTCCGTATCCAGCAACCACGCCTTCAGCGCCAGAAATCATTCCAGGAATAGAGTAAATTGACGAACCCTGCATCGCAGGAGCAGCATAAACCTGACCGCCATACTGTTGCATTCCCTGTGCGGTCTGAAGCGCTCCAGCGGCATACTGCCTTCTCTGGGCCTGTCTCTGGAGACCCATGTTGTAGGTGTTGAGAACCTCAAGGTCGCCACCCTGTCTGCTAAACTGAAGACCACGGGCTTCTGCGGCGGCTCTTGCGGCTCCTCTTGCGATTTCTGCTTCCTGCGGAGACAATGCCGTTCCCATGGCAAGTTCATCAGCAGCCTGTCCCTGCATCAGTTCGTAGTTTCTACGAGCAGTAGGGTCAAGTCCTGCGATAGCCTGCTGCGTAGCAGCCGCACCCATCGCACCATAAGCACCTACAAGACCAGTTCCATAACCCTGCTGAGATGCGATGCTTCTTGCCTGCATCTGGTCATAGAAAGACTGAAGACCGCCCGTAGAAGCACCAAGGGTGTCAAAGTAGTAGGACTGAAGTTCCGGAAGCAGTTTTCTTTCAAGTGCAACAGCAGCAGGAATTGCCTTTGCCTGTGCGACTGGAGCGCCAAGCATTTCAGCCTGATATGCGGCAATGTCATTTTCAGTATATGCACCGCCAATTTGTGGGGCAGAACGCCTCGAGGAAGATTTTCCCATGTCAGATAAAGTAAAAGTGGTTAAAGTAACGGTTGGGCAGTTTGACTACTTCGCCAAACCTCATTGCCCACTTGTCTTGGTTGACGAAATTATCAAACCGCAACAGCAGTTTTTCAATCATTTCTTTGCGTGAATCAGGGTCTGTGCAGATAAAGTCAAGGATTCCAAGCGGGTGGTTTTTTTCCTCCCCTATTGGTATCTGTCTGTCAAAACTGAACAACTTGTCCTGTTCTGGACTGAACCCCTTGTTTAACGGGGCTGCAATCAACACGCCTGTCAACTTTCCGTCTTTGTGGGTAGTAATGAGATAATCCATCCTAAATGCCCAAGCAATATAGGATGCCAGAACATTGTCGGCAAACTCAAACGACCCGCTTCGACCCTTGTCTCGGTTATTTATTACGAACTCAAGAATCTCAGAAAACAACATCAGGCGGTCTTGTATTTGTAGATTCTGAACTTGTTGATTGAATTGTGCGACTGATATCCAGCAGATGAATAATCAGCGGCAACAGGTCCAAATACGACCCCAGAAATGGCATTATAAGTTCTGACAATGTAAGTGCCAGTATAGGAAGTTCCGGTTCCAATCACCCACTTGAAATTGTGATTCTGTGACCAATATGCTGAGTTTGAAATAAAGTTAGACACGGCATAATTTAGCGTGTCAGTATCGTTCGTGATTCTGATATGGCACTTTCCAGATGAAGCGCCACTCATGGTATTGACCTCTACTTCATATACCCAAATCTCATCGGAAGGCTTCGTAAATGAGGCGGTGGTGTGAACAACGTATGCCTGGGCATTGTTAGTAGCCGTAAATTTTGCAATGGTCTCTTCAACTACTTCAGTAAGAACATAAGCGGTTGCTCCATTTACATGAAAAACCCCAGTAAAATTGGCAGTTCCGTTGCTTGTGATGTTTCCAGAAACGGTCAGATTGTCGGAAACCGTGGTAGTTCCGGTAGAAGACGACATCGCTCCATTGGTTGTCAAACTTCCACTAAGAACAGTAGTGCCTTCAACAGTAAGACTGTCCACGTTGAGAGGTCCGGCAACGTCAACCTTCTGTCCTGAAACAGGGTCAATCACGATGTCAGCAGAAGCGGAACCGTTGATAAGCGAAGTGGTGATTGCAACGCCGCTGTTCAGAATGTCAGAAACAGTTGCCTTCTTCAAGGCATCAGAATCACTTACATCGCTGATAACAACGAGGTCTCCAGAAGCGACACCATTTGCGGCAATTGGGGTCTGTTCAGTAACAAACCCAGGAAGCGGATAAGAACCATCAACATGGTTCTGAAGGTCGGCTGCCGCCAAAATTTGATTCGGGGCAAAGGTTTCTGGAGATTTGATTTTAGGCATTAGGGTTTGGTTGCGGTGTTCCGTCCTACGTTGATTGCGTCAACTTGGACTGAACGGATTGTAGGTCTGTATGAATTGACTGTAAATCTTACCTGCGATGAATAGGCAATTTTTCTGACTGGAAGTCTAAGGAGATAATCCTCATTGCTTGCAGGAGAAAAGGCAATCAATCCAGTTTCAGTATCAGGATTGGTCGTTATAAAGTCAATGTCAATTTCTCCGCTTTCATTAAAGTTTAGGTCACTCTTAACAGTAGAAAACCTCTTGTCTTCGTGAGTCTGGAATGTGTATGCCCTTGTGGTAAGAATGCCCTGAATGGTATTTGGAGTATAAGATGTAGTGGTAAATCTACACCCTTCGGTGTCAAGTCTGCACAAAGGGTCATCCAATTTTGGAGTTCCTACTCCAGCGCCATATTCATCCCAATTAAGTTCTTCTAACAGAAAAACGCCGTCATTCTTATCAACTGCCCAAAGCCTTCTTCTGTTGCCTTTCTTTGCCACAAGGAATCTGTGAATGTCAAACCCAGAAGGATATACGTCAACAGACTCCCATGACTTGTTTATGAAGTTAAACACAAGGACGGCATTGTTGACTTCAGACGAATCAAGAGGAACGGCAAGGTAGTATCTGTTTTCCCAATAGATTGCACAGGCGTTCTGGACGTAATTGTAGTTAATTCTTTGAATTACATCATCAATAGGAGCAGAGACAGGCTCAGAAAGAGTAAGAAGTCTGACCCCCTCTGGGGAAGCCTGTGAAGCACCATTAGCGGAAGCAGGGTTAAGCAGGTATACTCCATTGTCAGAAAGGAACAGGATGCCTCCGCCAGCCTGAACAATCGACCTCTTTGCGAGACAGCCGATATCAGTAGCCAACGATTTTACATAGGAGTTGTCCTCTGTGGCGGGGTCACTCAACAGATAGGCTCCGACTCCTACGGAGGCGTAAAATATCGAGTTTCGCATGAATATGACGAACTCGTTCAAAGTCCACGGAGCAATGGCAACAAGCCTGTCATTGCTTCCGTCGCTGATGCTGAACATGTCCAAGGCAGCCCACTTGCTGTCCTCAAGATAGTGACTTACCCTAATAGTGTTTTGGTCAATCTGCACAATGTGCCTGTTGCCGTAATAGATTGCGTGAATTGAATTCGGATAGTTATGATGGGCAGTATTGCTAGGAACAACAACATGTCCCGTTGCAAGAACCTGCCCGTCCCATCTTAGCGTTGTCTTTGAGAATCCTCTGGTGATATAGACGTATCCTGAGCCCTGAGCCTGATACACGTCAACCAAATCAGAAGACGAAATCGTTTCTCCAACCGGAAACTGAATTTTTACTGACTCAATATTGGTGTCCGGGTCATACACATAAAGCCCATCAGACACGACAAGAACGAACACTTCATTGCCGCTTGAATTGGTGTAGGTGCAGCAACCGAAAACAGTCTGACCTACTAGGGCTTCAAATGTGTATCTTTTTGCGCCCTTTCTGACTTCTGCTATGCCCCTGTTGAATCTGAAGTTCTGGGACTTAGTAACCAAACCCTGCTGCAATGTGACGGGGTTATCCCTAGAGTTCAAGCCAATGAACCCTTGGTCCCCGTCAGTTGCATAGGGCTGGATTGGCATTACTTGTTGATGAGGTCAACAATGTCCTTGGCCTTGCCAACCTTGGACGAATTGGCGTTCTTGATTCCGGCGTAGAAACCGCCAGCAAAACCAAGAACGAGACAGATAAGGATGGTGATAATCATGTTAGTAGCGATAAGGGATGTAGCAAGCGGTGTTGTTTATTTCTACAACGAATTCGTAAGGGTAATCCGTGGAAGTTTGGCTTCCTGTGTTGTTCTGCGTGGACTGATTGAACAGTTTCAAACTTCCTTGAAGTTGTGGGCCCTGACTGTCCACTCTTACGAAGTAACTTCCGCTTTCCAGAGAAACTCCACCGGTAACAGTAAGGCTTGCCGTTGAATACGGAGTAAGGCTGCCGATCACAGTCTGACCATTTGCGGTGACTACGAACGGACTGCTGTCAGGGTTCGAGGAATCCTCGACAAGCAGGGCGTTGCCATTTCCAGTCTGAGTGATGCGGACTGCGTTTGCAGGAGAGGAGTTTGTGACAACCAAAGCACCTACGCCTGAAGTGGAGCCGTTCTGCTGAATCGTCATCACCGGGCTAACAGTTGTAGAAGCCGAGACGAGGTTTGCGGTGTTGTTCACCAAGACCTGTCTGGTTGCTCCAGAAGCGTTCCTGAAGTTGAGTGCATCTCCAATCCAAATGTCGCCGTTCGTCAGCGTCGTAGGCGTTGCCCCCACAGTCCCGACGTTGATTCCAGAAAGTGACGCACTTGTGGTGCAAGTCAACTTTCCAGACAGCGTTCCGCCAGTCAACTTGAGTGCCGTAGGGTCAGTCTCAGCAGTAATCCCGGCAATTCCTCCTCCAATGATAGTGATGCTCATTAGGCGGTGGCGTAAGCGACGTGAACGATGGACGTAGCAGAAGCATACGCCTTGATGATGCCGTTGTAGTTGTCAAACGTGACGGCTCCAAGAGGAGGAACAAGAAGTCCAACCGTATTGCTGTCATTCAGGAGCAAATACACATAGTTGGTAGTGTTCTGGTTCTGCACGATGACAACCGCACGACGTTCGTGGGGTTCAGCCTTGGCAAGAAGAGTGACGGCAGCACCTGCGGTGGTTGCGGTAACGGAGGTGTTAGCCTGCGTAAGACCCTTTAGAAAAGGGCTGGAAAATCTGACGAATGAGGACATGATTAGTAGGTTTGGTTAAACTTGAGTCTGGGCTGGACACCCTGCTGAATAATTGCCTTGTTAACTTCGAAGTCAAGCAAAGCCATAGCCTCACGCTCAATGGCCTGAGCCATTTCAATCTGCATTTCTGAGCGAAGCCAGTCTGCGTGGCATGCCCGAATCAGATACTGACTCAGAAATGCGGGAATCTTGACCTTTTCCCATACATCTCCAGCAGAAGGATTGCTGTTGTTATTGACGTTAGGAGATGCTGAAGTCTGAGTTATGCACTTCCAAAAATTGCCTTTCTTGCCAGCATAGGAAGGCCCGGTGGTAGGTGCAAAGTAAGAATTGTTCTGGTAGGCCCAATACACCTGCTGTCCGGGATAATACGTTCCAGCAGACCAGATGTTTCCGACAAGTTCTGGGCAATTGATTCGATAGGTCACATAGACATAGGACGCATCCTTGTCCGTGATAATCAGTCTCTTGACAGTCTCAAACACGTTGCCAGAAATCAACTGCTCGTATTCGTCAATACTGAATGAAAGTTCATGAACCTTCCCAGTGGTTCTCGGGTCTTCAAGAGCGACCTGCATGATTGTGCCAATGTCAACCTTGAACGTCCCTTCGTCATTGGTGATGATGCCATCGTTCGGGATTACGACGGAATGCACTTCATTGGAGTGCGTTACGGCCAACTTAATAGTTCTGACAAGTTCAGGCCAGATGTCATACTCATACGCAAATCTGAGTCTGTTATTGGCAAAGTCTCTGAACTGATAGAAAGTCTCATCAGTCACATTGCTCCTGTCAAGTCCGCAAACTTGTAGGGACTGAACAAGAATGGTTTCAAAATCAACTAGTCTCATGTAAGAAATCCGTCAGATGTAAATACTGCTCCACGAACCATGGTTCGCTTGAGCCTGTTTTTGACAGCAGTTTCTGGGTTGTCCCTGAAGAATTCACGGACGAACTGCTTGTCTTCCCAGCACTCGTATCCGAGACGCTGGCCCCAATAATGAAAAGCGGAAAGGGGAATGCTCCCTTGGAGTTCCCCGATGCCGTCGATTGGCTTTGCTACTGCGTTTTTGTGGAAGATGCCAAGCCGCTTCTTTTCGGCAGCATCCTTCACTTCATTGAGTTTCCAACCATTGATGAGTTCCCTCTCCACCTCCTTGCGGAGGTGGGAGGGAATTGCATCAGCCAGACTTTGGAAAATGTCTGACACCTACCGATTAGGTGAGGTCGAGTTTGCCGAACGCCAGCGGGTTGTGGACGCAGAGAGCAGCCACAGCCTCGATGAGTCTGGCAGGACCACCGCCGTAGTCGGGCAGGGACGTGATTTCAGCCACGTTTCCGCCGTAACGGATTTCCACGAGGTCGAACGG